AGGAAAAGTAATGTTAGTACCTGAGAGTAAAACAATATCAAAAGAAAGTTACAATATAAGTGAAATGAAAATGATCATGGAGATGGATGGTAATGACCACACATATGAACACGCAGTAAGATTCCCTCAACTTAGAGACAGCAAATCATGGGTTTTAAATTCGCATAAACACAGAGATTACCATTTAAGAATAACAGTACAAGAAAGGGTAGATTGCGGAGGAACTTATTACATATCATTCAACATTACAAAGGAAAGTGGAAATTATGCACATGACTACATCACTATGGAAATTGTACAAAAACAAGGGGAAATGTTTTCAATAAGAAATAATTTAGTAATTAAAAGTTTCGAAAAAGAAGGAGACTTAGCTAAGAAATTCTACCAAGATTTAGGATATGAAAAACAGATAGTTAAAAATGAAGATTGTGAATATACTGAACATAAAGTAATAGATAAGAATCATAAAGTAAAATATATGCAAGTACCAAATCCCGCAAAATTATTAAAAGAGCAAAAAGTAGCTGTACATGTAGTGAAAAATAATGATAGAAATTACTATGTATTAAAACATAAAGACGGAGTAGCAGAAACCAGCATGATGTTCAAGCGAACTTTAAAAGAATTACAAAACAGATATACCATATATACAATAGAGCCTACATTAATTAATAAAATAACTACAAGATTAACCATGGCCCAAAAAGTAGATGCACAGTTTATTAGGGCACTAGTCGGATTCATAAATCGAGAAGATAATTCAATGCCCATTGATGTAATAATATCTATAATCACAAAATGTATATACGATACACTACAATTTGAAATAGATCTTCAATTATTAAAAGATGCAAATTTAACACAGTTATTACAAGCAGCTAAAGACAATCAATTTAAAACAATTCCAGACAATCTAGTAGAAAGCATGTTTACAGGTAACTTGATCAATTATTTAAGAGTTAAGATACAAGAAAAATTGTTAGGAGATAAAACAGAGGCCAACATGCAAGGAGTAGGAGGTTCCTTTACTTGGAACCCTTTTCAATAAGCCCCATGATAGATGGTAGTGTATTGCCAGGCCATCAATACACACCAATATGTTTAGGGCCAAACATAGAAAAACACGCATCACAACCATTGTATCCACCAAACATAAACCATCCACACCCAGAATATTCACACATTCCACAATTGAAGATAACTAAGATAGATAGAGAATTAGCAAATTTAAGAGATAAAATAAATGCTAAATACCAAACTGTTAGAGAAGGAAAAGAGCACTGGCTAGATTATGTCAAAGTAAGTGATTTAGATACAACGCAATACAAATGTCCAAATAAAATAGGATTTGAGAAAATATTAGCACTAAATGAGCCAGATCAAAAAGAGGAAGTCATGATGTTTAATGTATGTAAGCACACCATATTTGCAGCTGCAAAACGTCAAATGAAACAAGCACCCAAACCAGAACCATATGTAGCAGATGATTTTGTAAAGTTCGCAGAGAAATGGATTGAAGAACACATTGGAGATAAATTGAATGATTTTGGATATTCATTTTCACAATGGTATGAACATAATAACGCTTCTAAACAAAAAGATATTGACAAGTATTTAAATTACATTAATAAAAGATCATGTGATTTAACACAAAAAGAAATTGAACAGTTAATGACTACAGATTATGAAGGAATATGTAAAGTAGAATTACAACCAATCGATGGTAAACCAAGAATGGTATGCTCTATCCCAATTAGAACAAAAGTAACAATGGGACCTATAACATGGAAATTAGAGGAGATAATGGAACAATATATGCCAGGATATTGTGGGAGCAAAAATTTAGAAGAAATGTCAGAATTCTGTAATGAAATATTTGCTAATGGATTCACTAAAGTAGTTGAAGGTGATGGATCTGCATTTGATAACACACAAGATGTATCATTAAAAGAAGTAGACCGATATCTATATAGAAGAATTGCAGATAAGGTTTATCATGTTCCTAAGAATGAATTTTTACACATTTCTCAACAATACAAAAAGTGCATGAATGTAAAATATATTAAAAACAAGAAGATACACACAATGATGAGATATGAGATATTAGGAAGCGTATTTTCAGGTGATTGCGATACAACACTATGCAACACATTGCGTATGGCATTATATAACATATATGTAAATGAGAAAGCAGGATTGAAATATGGGCAAGATTACATAGTCATATCCAAAGGAGATGATTTTACAGTATTTTATAAACCATACGTATCAAACACCTTAATTAAAAATGCATACTACAAATATTTCTTGGGAACACCAGAAAATAAAACATATGGACTAGGACAAGTTTTAAAAATGTTAGTTTTCGGACCACCAAAATCACTATCATTTTGTTCATTAAGAGCATATCCAATAAATATACAAGAAAATCAAGTAGTACTAGTTAGAAATCCCAATAAATTCTTAAACATTTCAAAATATAGTAGAAAAATAAAAGGGTTAAGTATAAAACAGAGAGTATTATATTACTTACAACAAGCAACAGCACTTAGAGCAGCATATAAAGGGATAAAAATATTCGATTTAATGG